TTGAACCATTCGATGGGACAGGTAGAGTTATATACAATAAAGAAAAAGATGTAGTTGTAAAAACAATTATTTGCCACCACCCCAACAATTTAGAATTGAGTCAAGAGTTTAATGAGGTTATATTATTAACCAGAAGAAACATTACGGAATGTGTAGAATCTCACGCGTTTCAAACATACTATTCAAAAACAAGAAGTTATAACTCAAACAATCCATATCTATATGAAGATGTGCCTTCAGACATTTTCGAAATGTGTTATAATGATATAATAAAATGGAATAAAGACATCATCGAGTTGTCCATAAACCTCAACATACCAATTACATACTATGAAGACATTTTTGATTCAAATGGTATCGGTAGATTGAGAAAAGGTAAGAGAGATAAAAATAAATTAATTTGATTATGGTTTTATATGTTCACCATTATTATAATGACTTACTTTTTCAAAAACTTTTTCATAATGTTAAAGAGAAAGAAATTATTGAAATAGATAATGAGTTTGGTGCAATAAGAGATGTAACTTTTAAATATAAAGGAATAGATTGGCAAGTAATTTTTAATCCTGAAATAAATGACGAAGAGGGAATCCATATCATTGATTTTTTCGGTGCACTTAGACAAAGAGGACAAGATAAGAACTTCGATGGTACACAAGAAAGAGGTTCTGAATGTTTCGCAATTATGGAGAGAATTGTCGAGTTGATTGGCGATAAGAAAGATTGGATAGTTAGTATTTTTAGAACCGAGAAGTTATTTATCAAAAAAGACTCAACAAAAGTTAAACTAGGAGGTACTGAACAAATAGCAGAAGCAGAGTTGGAAATTTTAAAATTGGGCAACCACCAAATATTAACTGATAATGTTTTTATTAATGATTCGGTGGAAAAGGAATACACAAACCTACACTATCCATTTACCAATATAATTTTTCAGTGGAATGAGATGGTGGGTATTAGGTGGTTTTATGATTATAAAAATATATCCGAAGTCATTAACCCAAAATATAAAATAGGTTATTCGGTTAGAAGACACAAACCATATCGAATCCGACTAGCAGAAAAACTATTAAAAATTGATGATGTGTTTGTTTCACAAACCAATTCAATAAATGAAGATATTTCGTTAACCTTTTATCAAAAAATTGATGGTGCTTATTTTAATGATATAGATTCTGAAATCGATTTTCAAAATATAAGAACTCAACAAAACCTAACGATAGGGTTTGATTTCTTTCTTAGAATATTACCGATGTATAAGTTACAAATTTGTGATGAATCTTGGTCCGATAACACTGCAGATTTTACAAGTCAGTACTTAAGTGAAAAGACAATTGGTCTAATACTTGCAAAGGTTCCATTTGTTTGTACTCATTCGTATCCATATGATTGTTTAGATAAATTAATTAAAGTTAGAAAACACCCATTTTACGAACAATCAAAAAAATACCAAGGGAATGTAGATTTCTTTGTTGATTTTATTAAGGAATTTTTATTGGATTTTGATAACAATTTAAAATTATGTCAAGATTGGGTGGACGAATGTCATAACATTTTTATGGAAAGATTACATAAAGAAAACTCGATGCTTGATATGTTAATTGAAAGTAGAATTAAAGGAAGAGAAAAAACCACGAAAACCCTCATTTAATGAATGTAGTCTTTACATATCTACCGATTAGACTTAAACAAATTACCGAAATATATTTAAAATTCACTATATCGAATTTGAATAATCAAAACATAGTGCCGTTCATTTATTCGGATGTAGATTATTTTAAAGAAACGAATTTGAAATATAATTGGGTGGAGTTAGATGTGAATAAAAAATATAAAACAAACGTATTGTGGTCTTACCCAAAATTAAAAGTATTGTCCGAGATATCATTTCCATTCATCCATCTGGATAATGATTTAATAGTAAAGGACATTAATAAACTACAAAATATCATAGATGGTAATAAATTAAATTTATGTTATAAACATTCATTGACCGAAGAACAGATTCAAAGTTTCAATGAAATATATAAAAGATATTCAACCGAACCATTAAGTTTCAATGAGTTGAATAATACATCTATAATTGCCACAAATGACTATAAGAGAGTAAATGAAACCTACAAATATGTTTTAGATATCTTAGATAGGAATTATGATTATTTTAATATAAAATACAATAACATACCACCCATAACCCTAAACCAACAATATTTAAATTTATACTTTAGTGACATAAATTACCTATTCAATCATAACCCATCCTTTGGTGATATGGAAATAAACGGAGTCTGTCATATGGCGGATAAGAATATGGTTAGTTTTTTTACAAAAACCACTACGTTAATATGAAATCAATGAGGTTTTGGACAAGTTCGGGGTTTGAGGTTGGTAACCATTCTTGGAGATTGGATGAACGCAGAAATAGAACGTTTGATATTTCTGGTTCCGACACATCAAAAACAAATACGTACACATACAATGAGATGGGTTTCAGAGGTGACTCACTATACAAGGATGGATTTAGAATTATGTCCGTGGGTTGCTCACATACTGAGGGAGTTGGGGTTAGTGACAACCAAACTTGGCCACATTATTTTTCAAGACAAATTGAAAATGGTGTGGATTTAAATTTAGGTTTCGGTGGAAGGAGTAATGACTACATCGCTAGGACTATTGTTACCCTAACACAGAAGATTAGACCAAACTTGGTCAACATTATGTACACTTACCCCTCTCGTAAGGAATACTACAAATACAATGGTGATTTGGAACCATTCCATATGACACCTTGGGGATACTTTAAGGAGGACCCTGAAGGTAAAGAAGAATATAAATCAATTGCTAGAATTACTCACGATGAAAATGATTTAATCGGATGGTATAAAAATCATTTACTCATCACTAACTTTTTAGAGAATAGAAATATTCCATATATATGGAACGGAAGCTTCCTTATGGATGGTGAGTATTCCGATAAAAACAGGTTCGATGGTAACTATGGAGACTTCAGGGAGTTTTCCGTGGATGGTAAACACGCAACCTCCAAACACAATGAGGAATACGCGAAAAGATTATATGAATATATAAAATCTGGTTTTCCTCATTATTTACCTAAATAACCCGAAGTCATAAAGGACAAACAAAGTATTTATCTAAGTATAATAATATATTAGATGAAAATATTTGACGCACACATATCCGGGTCTTTATCCGTATCGAGCTCAGCTCACATTGAAGGGGATTTAACGGTTTTAGGTACGTTATTTGCAACTGTTAGTGGTACAACCACCAACGCATTAACAGCCTCTGAGGCTCCGAGGTATACACTTACTTCGAGCTTTCACTCATTTACCTCTTCATATACAACAGGTTCTTTCACCGGTTCATTTATCGGTGATGGAGGTAATTTATATAATATTCCGGCTAGCGGAGTTACCGGACTTAATCTTAACAAAATAACCAGCGGGAGTGTTAGTGCGTCAATCTCTCCCGACAGAGGTTTAGAAGTTAATACCGACTTAAATGTTGTGGGTATAATCACAGCAAAAGAAATTCACACATCAATTGTTACATCATCGGTACTTTTTGAATCGGGTTCAACAATATTCGGTAACACTTCAGATGACACTCACCAAATAACAGGTTCGGTTGGTATAACGGGTTCATTAACTTTAAATAATGACCCTGTTGTTGTTAACACCACATTTAATTCTTTCACATCAAGTGCAAATGGTAGACTAAATTCAATCGAGACCTCAACGAGTTCATTAAATAGTTTCACGTCGAGTGCTGATGGAAGATTATCTTCTATTGAGGGAGTAACAGGTTCAATTGCATTATTGAATACCTACACAGGTAGTAACAATACAGTGATTGGTACGTTACAAACGTCCACCAGTAGTTTAAATTCATTTACTTCATCTATAGATACCACAATTAAGAATAAACTTAATAGTGATAATGTAATATCTGGTTCAGCGCAAGTTATAATTACAGGGACCACAGGATATTCCAATTTTAGTTCTTCGATTGGATTTACAACAATTACAATTGAAAACAGAGTAGGTTCATTAGAGACTGAAAGTGGAAGTATAAGAACGGACTTCAATAGTTACACCTCATCAAACAACGGAACAAATACCACCCAAAACAATAGATTAACAGCAATAGAAACCTCTACAGGTTCACTAAATACATTTACATCTTCCGCTAATGGTCGTTTAAATTCACTTGAGTCAACTAGTGGAGCATTAAACACGTACACATCAAGTGCAAATGGTAGACTAAATTCAATCGAGACCTCAACAGGAAGTCTTAATTCCTTTAGTAGTTCTACGTTAAGTAGTTTAACCGCGATTCACACTTCAACAGGCTCATTGAATACATTCAGCTCATCTACATTAACAAGATTAACAAATTTAGAAAGTGCTAGCTCTTCAATTAGAAGTGATTTCAATTCCCACACATCAAGTGCAAATGGTAGACTAAATTCACTTGAAACCTCAACAGGTTCACTGAATACATTTACATCAAGTGCAAATGGTAGACTAAATTCACTCGAAACTACAACCGGCGCATTAACGAACATCATATCAACTATAAATGGAAGAATAGGTGCTATTGAGACTTCAACAGGAAGTCTTAATTCCTTTAGTAGTTCTACGTTAAGTAGTTTAACTGCGATTCACACTTCAACAAGTTCATTAAACTCATATACAAGTTCCAACAATACAAGATTAGGAGAGATAGAAACAAGTACGAGTTCATTGAACAGTTTCACATCGTCTATCAATACAACGATTAAGAATAGACTCAATACCGAAGGTGTAATCTCAGGCTCTGTTCAAGTAACAATATCTAACACAACAGGGTATTCAACATTTAGTTCTTCACTTGCAACAACAGACCTTGGTCAAGATAATAGATTAACATCATTAGAAGGGAAGACAGGTAGTTATGCAACCACAGGTAGTAACGTATTCCAAGGAGACCAAACTATCACTGGTTCATTATATATTTCACAAAATTTAATTATTGCGGGTTCATCTTCAATACAACACATTACATCTTCTCAACTTAATATTGGGGATAATATTATTACAGTTAACGCACAGAATCCAAGTATTAGATTTGGTGGTCTTGCAGTTATTGATAGTGGTTCATCGCCGCAAGTATCAGGTTCAATATTATTTGACTCTGTTAATAATCAATGGATATTTGTACACCAAAATCAGTCAACTGTAACTTCTTCAGTCTTATTGATGGGTCCTGAAACCTATAACAATTTAGGTGGAGAATCTTACATAGCACAAAATAAGATTATTAAGAGTACGGGTATTGAACACCTTGCGGAAAGTAATATCACCGATACGGGTACAAAAGTCTCAATCAATTCAAATACAGAAATCACCGGAACATTTGTTGCAACAGGAACGGCATTAGTTTCAGGTTCATCACAGATATCATTCAACGGCATAACCGACAAACCAGCATTGGTGTCCGGCTCATCACAAATTACTTTCTTAAGTATTAGTTCTATACCGTCAGGTTTAGTTTCGGGTTCTTCTCAGGTGTTGAATGGTTCAGGCGTTTGGTCAGGTTCTGCACAACTTCCAAGTGGTGTTGTTTCGGGTTCATCACAAATAACATTTGGTTCAATAAGTAGTATACCATCAGGACTAGTATCGGGTTCATCACAAATAACATTCGGTTCAATAAGTAGTATACCATCAGGACTAGTATCGGGTTCATCACAAATAACATTCGGTTCAATAAGTAGTATACCATCAGGACTAGTATCGGGTTCATCACAAATTGCAATCGCGTCAACAAGTGGGTTTGGAACATATTTGAATCAAGCATTATTGACAACTAGTTCACCAACATTTGCAGCAATTACAGTTGGTAAATCGGGAACCGATTCAACAATTACATTCCCCGCACAAACCAATGACCCAGGTTATATTAAACATTATGAAAGTAATAACACCGCAATAATGTACTTTAACGTATCTGACGATACGACTGATGAATTTCATTTTGGTTATAGTGCAGACGCTTCAACATTTAGATTAAGAGCGGACGGTGTTGTTCTAGAGGGTACTTGGCAAGGTTCTGCAATTGGTGATTCATATATTAGTTCTGCGTCAAATTGGAATACAGCATATAATAAGAGACCATCATCTTTAGGTTTTACAAGTTCAACTGTAACATTAACACTTGGGGATGGTTCTACCGTCACAGCATCTGTACCAACATTTAATCAGAATACAACAGGTAATGCTGGATATGCAACTACGGCAGGTGCATTAACTTCAATGAATATATCTCAGTTCACTAACAACTCGGGTTATATTACATCATATACAGAAACAGATACACTTTCTAGTGTAACTGCAAGAGGTGCTAGTACATCAACGGCAATTTCAATTAATAACACATTAACGGTTACAAGTGGTAGATTAATTGTAAGAACGGGAGGCGCCAACACATATGGTATTGTGTCAGGTTATGACAACAGTAATCACTTGATGACATTTAGAGCCGACATTGCCGGTTCAACAAGTTCCCCAACACTTACTGCGGGACACCAAATGTGTTTTGTTGAATATGCCGAAGCTAACGACACCACAGGTTGGTTTTTTAAATCATCATCAACAGGAACATACCAAGAGATAGCTAGAATTACAAGGTCAACATTTAACTATAACGGATACACAGTTTTACACTCATCAAATTATAATTCATATTCACCAACCTTAACAGGTACAGGTGCGTCTGGAACTTGGGGTATCAGCATCACAGGTAATGCAGCGACACTTGGTAATATATCGGCATCAGGTTTTTGGCAAGCTGGTGGTTCTTGGGCAGCAGATTTATCATCAAATGGGTATACGAGACAAATTGGTTTAGCTTATACTGGTGGAGAGTTTTCAATACTAACAAACAACTCACAAATTTCAACATTAATTGATGGTACATATTTTGCTGGAGAACAAGGTGGATTTTATTCAATGAATTCATCGAACCAATTCTCATCTAGAGTTGGTTTTAACAGAGATAGTAGTGGTAACGCATCGTTTAACGCTAGTATTGTTCCAACAACAAATGGTACTTTGAACTTAGGTTCATCATCTGCTAGATGGAACACAGTGTTCACATCTGACTTAAGTATGTCGAATGGCATTGGTGATTATACAATTGTTGAAGGTGAAGAAGATTTATTTATTTATAATAATAAAACCAATAAGGTGTTCAAGTTCTTATTACAAGAAGTTGACCCATCAATAGTACCACCTAAAAAGATTTAATTATGGAAAGAATATATCACAGATTATTTGAAAATGAAGATGGTAAATGGTGTGTTGAATATACAATAATTGAAAACGCTCTTGTTGAGACTCAATGTTTTGATACAAATGAAGAAGCGGTAGAATTTTATATGAGTTAAATTATGCCGATAAATGTTAATGGTGATATTATATCATCTAGCTCATTAGGTTCGAATTCGTTAATAAATAACGTTGTACTAAATGGTTTACAATGTTACTTGGATGCCGGTGATAAAAATAGTTATCCTGGTTCAGGAAACGTTTGGTATGATTTAAGTGGGTTAGGTAAACACGCAACTTGGAACGCTACACCATCTTGGACATCAAATGGAGCAGCTTCATTTTTTTCACCATATGGTAATATGTGTAGAGGTTTAAATTCTGAAAACTACGGATTAGATAACACCACAGGATACTCAATCATATGGGCATCACAAACAAATAATGGAGGGTCAAACGCCGTTTTTAAATTTGTTGCACCAACAAGGACACTCACAAGAGGAATTTTCGTTCACCCTGGTTGGTCTAATAACACAATTTATTTTGACCAAGGAGGATGTTGTGATTCAGACACTAGAACAAACTATACATTTACTTTAGGTGATATGACAAATTGGAGAATTTGGGCAGTCACAAGAAACGGTAATGATAGAAGAATCTATATGAACGGAGTTCAATATGCGAAAAACACTGCAGCGGCTGCCGACATTACGTTAGGAGGAACCCAATTATATATTGGTGGAGATAATGACTATTCAAGTGCCACTTCATCCAATTGGGACGGTAAGTTAGCAATGTTTATGGTTTATAATAGAGGATTAAGTTCTGCTGAGATATATCAGAATTATTTTGTACAAAAAAATAAATTTAGCATTTAATATGGGATTTGATATAGGAGGAAAAATATTATCGTCAGAATTAGTAACACCAGATGGTACTCTCTATGCTCAGAGATTTAGAAGAGTGACTGCCAATATGATTGATGCGGTAAATACGTCAGGTACATCAAGTATTAACTCTTCAGGTAACGATTCAAATGGATACTATAGATTAAATTTCCAACATAGTAACAGTGGTTGTGATAGTAGTGGGTTTGCAATAAAAATAAAAAGGGATATTGAATGGTCATTTTTAATGTGTGATTTTTATATGGAAGGGGGAGCATCCTGTTGGAATTTTAATGCTGATGGATATTCGCCATCTTCAGGTATGTTGACTTGGGATGCCGGCAGCGGTGATTTATTTATGGACGCATTCAATTCATTTGAATTACCTCAGTACACCAAAAAATCAAATGCCTGTGATAATGACCCAACTAATTTTATGCACGGGGGATATCTTACAGGTAGTAATAGAGGATTCACAATGTTATCAAGAAGAAACGGAACATCATATGCAGGACCAACACACGGAAGGGCTTGTAACGGTTCAGGAATAACAATAGTATCAAACATTATAATTTTTTAAGTATGGGTTACGTAATTTTAAAACAACTTTTACCGGTAATTGAGGGTGATGATAATTTTAATTACATAGATAAATGTAGTTGTATTGATAATGATGAAATTTTTTGTTACAATACAGAAGAAGAAGCGTTAAACAAAATAACAGAATTACAAACCGATGAGAGATATGTCGGTAGAAATTTTAAAATAGTAGAAAGAGAATGCCATTAAACCTTAGTGGAAATATTGTTTTATCTAAGTCTATAGACGGCTCTGGTACACAAATGTCAGGAGTAGTTAGAGACGGTTTAGTTTTGTATTTGGATGCTGGAAATAGTAACAGTTATTCAACTACAAGAACATTTGTCGCAGCTAGAATATACTCAGTGTTTAGTGGATTAAGGTCAGCCAATTACTCAGTACAATGGAGTGATGATAATTCGAATTGGACAACCGCTTTTAGTGGTGTTATGTCAAATAATTCCGACTTTGGTGTCCAAACGGGAACCATAACAAGTTCATCTCCAACACCACCACATAGATATTGGAGATACGTGGAAGGAAGTGCGGTTAACTCACACCACCCAAGAGTATCGAGAATTATGTTGGTTACCAATTCAGGTGATGAAACAACATTAATCAGATACACAGACGATAATCAAAGTGATTCAGGGACATATATTATCGGTACGGTGGGTATTGATTATGCTTCTGTATGGACTGATTTAACTTTAAACGGTTTAAATTTTAATATAAACTCGGGAGCATATAATTCCTCTGGTCCAAAGTATATGGATTTTAATGGAAGTTATGGGTGTGCAAAAAACGATAGTGACATTTCACTTAGTGACACGAATGGAGTAACATACATTGTTTGGACAAGGGTAAAGAACTCAACCTCAGAATGGAGAACACTAACAAGGTCATATGTAAGTGACCACCACGTCATTATCCAAGCCGGTGCTTGGGATATTGGTATGTACGATAACGATAGTGCGGGATTCATTGATAGTGGATATGACCAAACATCATTACCTGGTTACAACACCGGTGTTTGGAATATGATGGCTTTTAGATTTAGACCATCATCACCACATTATATAGTATCAATAAATAACTCACACGAAACTTATAGAGGTACAATAGCAAATGAAAATGCAAGATACAACAGAGGTTTCGGTAGTATAGGTGCATACCATAATGGGAACACATCAGTTAATAGTGCTTCACAATATTGGGGAGACATAGGTATTTTTCAAGTATATAATAGAGAACTATCATATAGAGAATTAAATCAGAATTATTACGCGACGGTCAATAGATTCGGTTCAAATTATTATGATTGTGGGTATGGTTGTCAATACTATACGTATAATCCGAGTTGTACTGCTTGTAATCCTGTATCTTAATATTGACTTTTAAACTATTTTTATTTATAATTAAATTATGGAAAAAGTAAAACTATCGTTAAAGGACGCTTTACAATTAGAAAGCGAATTAAATGGTTTGGTTAATCAACAAACCGGGGAAATTATTTATGAAGGGTTTTTAAAGCAAAACCTATCCATCATTAAGAAATACGAACTAAAGGAAACTGTGGACTTTCTTCAAAATGAAAGAAAGAAAGTAAATGAACTTAAAGATGAGTTAATAAAAAAACACGGCGAAGATGACGGCAAAGGTGGTCTTATGGTTAGAACATTTGACGAGGTCGTAGATGATAAGGGTCTTGTTATTAGTAGAAAGTTTAATGAAAAGTATCTTGAGTTTGATAAAGAATATGCAGAGTTACTAAAAAAGGAAATTGAATTTGATGTTCCTGAGGTTACTAAAGAGGACCTTATAAGAGCGGGAGAAACACAAGATGATTACATCGTCTTATTTAAATTAGTAAAAAAATAAAGGAGATTTAAATCTCCTTTTTTATTTCTATTAACATATTACCTATTTGATATTCACCTGGTTCGTAGTATGGTACGGATAACCTCAATTTCGTTAACACCTCTATATCTGAATTAGTAAATGGTGCAGTTTCATAAACCATCACATCCACATTATCTGTAAAAGTAAATTTGGTTCTTAAATCATATCTAGTATTTTTCTGTTCATTAGATATGTAATCCTCCGGTATCTCACCGCCAACGTTTAATTTATCGAAGAAAGGTTCAATCTGAAATAATCTTGACTTGCCACCAGTGAAACCCATATCGAATATTTTATATTCGAACTTACTATCTTCCCAATATCTTTGTTCGTGAAAGGCTGAGAAAGGTAATCCCCATTTTCTCACAAAGTTTCTATTGGAATTAAATTCATATTGTGTTCTATTTGATTTATACTCCTCACTAAATCTTGACGTTTGAGAAACAAAATGATAAGTAATTGCACAATCAGTTGTCTTGATTCTATATCCTTTAATTTTTGCTCTGAGTAAGAAATCATCATCTTCACAAAACGCAGGAACAAATGTAAATCCATCGAACCCACCTACATCATCGAATAATTTTTTGTATCCACTCATAAAGAATACACCACCATCGTGTAATGTCTTCCTATCTTTATTAAGTTCAACATATTGTTCGAATAAACTATGGTTGAAATTATCAAATGAATCACCTAAGTCCATAAGAACCTTGCCCGGTCTTAAATGGCCTTTAAACACTGGTGGTTCTATTGTTGTGTAACATAACAACAAATCTTCTTCTAACATACTATCGAGGTTCTCTAAAAAGTATTTCCCGATAACCATATCGTTATGAATCAAGACACACTTTTCAGTATCAACTAACTTAATAGCAGCGTTGTATGTTTCAGAGAAAGTTAATCTATCATCATCGTGAATAAAAGATAGATGGTCATCTTCTAAAGATTCTAACCATTCTTTTGTTCCGTCATCTGAACCACCACTACTAATAACTAATGGTGCTAATGGATATATTTCTCTTATCCTTTGATAACATTTTTGTGTTAAGTCTAATTTATTATATACTGATAATACTAGTGTTATATTCATTTAATTTTACCGATTTTTGTTGACCACATATATTCATCTTCTCTAGTTATTGGCCATATCTTTGGTTGAAGAATTGTTGCGGATATCTGTCCACCAACTTTCCAATTGGTTATTTCATATGGTTGTTTACCTGTCTTTTCGAATAACCAATTATCACCATACCATACTTTAATTTCTTCAGGTATGTGTCTATAAACATTTTTATGAATGAAAAACAAACAAGCGAATCCACCTCTAAATTGATATATTGGTCTTATACCAAAATTACCTCTTTTATATTCCCAACAACCTTCTCCTAAACCGATAATACCTTTATCCTCATTAATGTGTTCATAAACTTCATCAATCAAAGAGAAGTCAGTTATAACATCATCATTAAGGAACATTAACTTATCGTACTTAGCCATTTCAGCACCTTTATTCCACGCTGGGTTAATGTAAGTATTCTTACCTTCTTGGATGTATATTAATTTAGGTATCTCCTCTGTTATGTGATTACCCTCAACTGTATTATCCATTAATATAAATTCACCTACCAGTGGATGATTACAAACTTCTTTAACTCTATCTACTATTCCATCGGGTATAAACATTGATGGCATTATAACACTTATCATATTCTATTTTTTAGTTTTCCAAAATGAATAAATTCCTTTATCTAATTCATATGACGGCCATACGAACCTTTCTCTTACAGGTTGTTTCTTTGCCCATTCCCACATCTTTGTTAACCCTTCCTTTAAGTCTGTCTTAAATTCGAAATCTAACAAGTCAATCGACTTCTGCCAAGTTGGTATAGAATGTTTAACCTCGTGTCTTTGTTCGTGGTATTGAACAGACCCACCACCAATCACTTCTCTTAAAATTTCATTTGCTTCATTGATTGAGTATTCTTTAATTCCACCAAGGTTAATAATTTGTTTACTCGCTCTTGGGTCTTGAGATGCTTTCCACAATGGTTGTAAACTATCATCTATATATGAGAATGCTCTGGTTTGATTACCATCCCCGAAGATTGTCATTGGTTCACCAATTATATGTTGATACATCCAAATACCTAATACGTTTCTATACTTGTCCCAAATGTTTTGATTAACACCAAACACATTATGTGGACGGATAATACACCAATCTAATCCGTGTTGTTCACCCGCGATTTGTACGTCCATTTCACAACCGAACTTCGCAACCCCATATGGGTCAATTGGTTTAGGTATTTGAGTTTCATCAAAGATGTTACCATCTTGATGACCATACACCGCCAATGTAGATGTGAACACTAAACGTTTAACATTGTGTTTGATACATTGATTTATAATTCTTGCCGTTGCAACTAAATTGTTTTCGTAATTGTATTGTCTAATGAATGGTGATAAACCTTCAGCTGCGTATGCTGCGAAATGATACACATAATCAAACTTGTGAACTTCAAAACAATTCTCAATTGGATGTGTAACTAAATTCATTTGCCAAAATTCTACTTTTGGATTTACGTTTTCTTTGTATCCACCGCTCAAATCATCAATACCAACAACCTCAACATCGGGATGATTTTCAATTATATAATCCGATAATCTCGAGCCAAGCAAACCGGCAACACCTGTAATTAATACTTTCATTTTTATATGTTTAAATAAAAATTATTTTGACTTTCCTGTCTTTTTATTTCTTTATTGTGAATCAGACAGAAGTCCTCATCATCGGGTAAAGATGTTATTGTCTCAGCACCCATTATTCTTTCGTGGACTTTACCGAACCACTTTAATTTCTTTCTGAATATTCTACCTTGTCTATCAGGAAAATTTATCCATCCTTTGGTATTTGTGCTCCACCCCCACTTTCTAAGATGTTCTTCAGTAATTCCCTCCACTCTATTAATTCTTGAAAGATAGTATAAGTCAACTTCAGGGTTTGCCTCCAAAATTGTTTTAATATTTCTAATAATAACTTCACTAATCATCTCATCAGCATCTAATTGAAAAATATAATCACCATCACAATAATCAGATAATTTATTTTTCCACGACGCAAAATCATTATCGAAATCCAATCCCCTCCAAATTTGAACATTTGGTAATTTATTAAATGTTAAAAGATAATCAAGTACTTCTTTACTACCATTTTTCTCATCGAATAATATTACAATTTCATCATCAGCACCCTTATATTGAATTAGGAAGGGTAATAGCTCTGATATTTCTTTTAGTTCATTACAAACAGTTATTGCGTAACTTAATTTCATATTATGCTCTTTGGTTTTCTCCTCCGTTTATTCTTCTAGTTAATCTTCTGATTATATCATTATCTATTTCATTTGCAATTTCTTGAGACATTAATCTAACTAGCTCGTCTTCTTCATAAAAGTTTCTTACAATGTCATTATTATATTGAACAGTGAAAACTCTTTGTTTTTCTGATATACCTCTAAAAAATTTGAAATCTTTAAGCATTTTGTCTTTCTCTTGCAAATATTTTGAAAACTCTTTCATTATCATTAAATGTCACATTACCATTTGGTGATGGTGAGATGTGAATATGTAAATCATTAGGACCCCGTCCGAACACTACAGGTTCTTCATCATTAAATTGAAAACAAAACTCAACGTTATCGGTTTGGAACGATGGTTGAGCAATTGTGAACTGAGGTTCATAGTCCATTAAATTTATCACTCCTACCGATTCTTCATTTCTAAAAAATTTAAAATCTTTCATTACTTAACTTTAGTTAATTTTGGTAGAACCAATTTATGTTCTTTGGGTTGAGTTGTATATGGTTTAATGATATCCAAGAACACCTCTTTCATTTTTTCAAGAGAGAATGATTCTTTATTTTCTTGTCTTAAAATTTCTGACTTATCTAAGAATGTTTCGTAATCACGTTTAACCAATCTTAAGACTTCCGCAAATTCATTATAGTTAGCGGTAAACCATTTGGAACCTTTGATAATGAAATTATCAATCGCACTATCGTGAACGTCGGTTAAAGAACCACCAATCATTACCGCTTTATCCATTGGTAAAAAATCTTTATGTCCCGACCAATTAGATGCCATAATTGGTTTACCTGTCATCGTAAATTCCAATAAAGGTCTCCCGAATCCTTCACCCTTTGTGATAGAAACCATTGATTTAATTTTAGGGTGATTGTACAATTCATTCATTTCTGAATTAGTTAGCTCACCAAATAAAAGATAAACTGAAGGTGGATTTTCATATCCCTTAGTTATCTGTTCTATCTTCATTCTCATATTTTCTCTTTCTTTAATTGAGAATGTAGATGATGATGTTTTAAGAATTAGTGCTGGTTTATCTTCATCATCTTTAAATGATTCCATAAAACATTTTATCATCATCCCAACGTCTTTTCTGTCCTGGCCTAAGTCACCCTTTAACCAATGACCAACAAAAAGATAACCAAAATCTTCCTTTATATCAATGTCGATACCTTTATATTCATTGTTAAATATAGTAGTATCAACACCCTCAAAAAGAACCTCAATAGGTTTTTCTATTTTATATTGTTTTATTAATTTACCAGTATTGTTTTCAGTTTCGTTGTAGACTGTCGACAATAAAACATCTTTTGAGAATTTTGATGTAACAATAATTAAATCCATTCTGTTGCAACCATCTATCCAATCTTTTGGGGCAACGGTCGTTTCAATACCTGCAGTAATTCCAATATTAATTTTACCCATTCTTTGAAATTCATTAGGTACTGTAACTTGAACATAGATGTCAGGAGTCTTTGAGAGTTGTGTGATTATATTTGTTTCAATCCATTTGTGAAATGGGTTATCACTTTCTAATGCTGTCAATGGAGTTACACCCCAATTACAACTATCAATCTTAATATCAAACAGGTCCATTTCATATAATGCCTGTAGTAAATCTCTTGAGTGAGCACCATAACCACTTCTCGTTTTTACCGGTCCTCTAAATAACAATAAGGGTCTCATCATTTATTTTAATTCTTTCAAAATTTTATTTTTTAAATCAATATGGGCTTTAAACCCCGGATGACCATCATTCTTATATTTTTTAGGAAACTCACTGTCTATTGTGAGTTTCTTTTTAGATATGTAATCAATCCAAGACGTGTTTTCCAAGTTATTCTTAAAAGGAAATAACAAAACATTATCTAAATTTATGTTCTCTTCCTTTTGTAAAAATATAATGAAATTTTTTGTCTTTTTTGTCTTTTTAAGAAAATTTAATGTATTAATTGGATTGGTATATGTGAATAAAAATCTTCTATCCTGCCAAGTAATTGTAAAATCTAACAATGCAGAAACTTCATCATAAGATAAACCTGAATATGATTCCTCTTTCATCTTATACTCAATACCAAAATCTGGCAATCCCGCACTTGATACGTAAGTGTGTATGTTATTTTTATCTTTGAATAATCCTATCCTATTAAAAAAAGTAAATTGGTAAATTACAACATCACCAGTTTTAATTTTATCAAGGTTTGAGGTTAATGTGTTGAATATTCTTTCATTACAAAATCCAGGTTCGGCGAAATTATTTGATTTGAAACCCAAATCTTTTGCCAATAGGGAACAATAAGTGTCTTCCTTTTTTACATCTAAATAACCCGAAGAAAATGAACATCCAAAAGACCAAACATTTTTCATACTATCTTATATAAATTAAATCGTTTTCTAGGTTTCCATTTTTTTATTGTTTCATCAATTCCTTCAATCATCTTTTTACACATAATCTTTGATGAAAGATTTTTAATCATAAACTTACGACCCTTTAATCCAATTTCTTTTCTAACGTCTCTACCATAACCATAGATTTTCATTATTGCATCAGCAACCTCATCATCATTTACTCTATCGTCAAAAATATATGGAGTTGGTACTGACCCTTGAACATTAATTGCTGATGACCATACCGGTATAACCCACTCACCTTCTTGAACTAAATGTCTTGATTTTTCTTTGTGGTGTAACGAACCAATGGTTATGTAATCGTCTTCAGAAAATTCAAATCCCATTTGGTCTTGTAAACCACCTGTAACATTTGCAAGTATTGGTGTACCCGCCATTAATGATTCGGCGGTGGTAAGTCCGAATCCTTCGTTACTAGCAATATTAATAGTACAGTCAACAATATTATAGATTTCATTTAGTTTGTCTTGTTCTAATTTAACACCAGTAAATTTCACATCATAGTCAGGACAAAGTGCGTCAATTACCGCAGGTAAATCCGTACCATTCTCATCAACAGCTGCGGTATGCATTAACAATAAACATTTGTCCGCCTCTTCTTTTGGTAATTTATCACAGAATAATTTGAATGAATAAATGACATCGGATGGTTGCTTTCTTCTTATGTTTCTGTTGTTATAAAATAAAATGAAATCATATTCCTTTTCACCATAAACCAATTTCTTAATGTCTTCCGAAACTTCCGATAGAGGTTTAAAAACATCTGGATTAATTCCGTGAGGAACATATTTTATTTGCCAATCCTCCAAAGGTTTATATGTAACCTTATCAATCATCTTACCGACTCTGTGAACTATACCATATGTTTGTTTTGATATACAACCCAACCAATCACAGCTCTCGTATATGTTTCTATTGTATTTTGGGTCGGGTAAATCATCCCATATATGGTAATATAATAACGGAACACGTTGTCTTATTTCGTGTTCATTATCATATAACCACTGCCAATAATGTGGGTCGGTAAAATGTAGAATAGCATCTGGTTTCTCAATGTCTAAAAGTTTCCTTAAAGTTTGAATATCACCATACCCGTTGCTTGGATATATCTTGAGCGATGCATCCTCAACACCTGTCCTTTTTCTTATGTCATCATTTATATCGATAACTTTACCGATTTCAGGGTGTTTAATTGATGCACCTAATTGTACCCAATCGTATTTGTGAATAGTCCCAACAACAATTTCTTTAGACATTGTTGATATACCTGATGTCATTCTCAAGTCATCAGACAATAACAATATTTTTTTCTTCATTAAATTAAAATTTTGAACCACTCGACGCTAAACCGTTATGGTTATTAATCTTATCCCTAAAGTTTTCATCTTTGTTATATAAGTCCAATGACCTATTAACTAATTTTTGTAAATTGATTGAACCTTCGATTGATTTCACTTTAAATTTCTTGTAAACATCATCGAGAATGTTTACACTTGTGAGTTTTACTTCCGCTTTCATATTAGTATATATATTCTTATATATTGATTATGTAATAAAATATCGGACAATTAGTTTTCGTCCGATAAGTCAATTATTCTTCTGGATTAGATACGATATCTTTTAATTTATCAGCAATCTCATTAATTAATGTTTGCTGCTCTTCTGTAACAGGTCCAGACTCAGTTACCACCGTTTGATTTGAAAAATCTAAATTAACCGCAATTGGCATCGGTGTGTTTTCAGGTTGAGCGTTTCTTTTTTTACATCCACATCCCATAGTGATATTTTTATTTATAAATATTTTGGTTTATTGTTTTTTAAATGGTATATTTTACTAAAGTGTAACTAAAAAAAAGATAAAAATCAAGAGATAATGAAAATCGGAGTAACTGGATGTTCACATAGTTCAAAAAACTACGGGGGTAAACCTTGGTGGTATTGGATGGGGGAGGAATATAAGGTTGAAGTAGTCCCAACCTCATCAAGAGGAGGGGCTAATGAAATCAATATTGAAAAACTAAAGTATATTTTTGATAATTACACAGATATAAGTCACGTCGTTATTCAACTTACTCACCCAGCGAGAATGACTATGGGGGTAAGTGTTCTAAAAGAGGAAGAAGAGATAGGACCACATTCTCCTACGATTATAAATGGTGCTCAGGTAATAAACTTCACTACGGTAAGAGATGACAATTACATAAAGTCAATGTTTTATGAGGACTATACCCCCTCATTAGATTTTATCTACAACCAATCAGTTGCATCTAGATACAACCTTGAATTCAAATTAATCCATACAATGATGTCAATGGCTTATCTGTGTGAAAAAAATGGAGCAAAACCAATATTTTTCAGTTGGTATGTTGATTTAGAAAAACTCGCTAAAAAAATCAAATATTTGGATTTGTTAAAAAATATGTGTATAATTAATGGAACGGTGGATGATTTTACGAAAAAAAACAAAGTACCATCATTACCACAAGACTCACATTTTGGAAATGAATCACAAAAAATCATATTTGAACAATTTATCAACCCACAATTAAAAACATTCTTATCTTAAAATGGAAAAGGACTTTAAACCGATTAAAAGTGTTTACAACACGAATGATGATGTTATTAAAAACATTATGAAGCTGTACAATATTGAGCAGTTCGACCTTGATTGTACGTACTCTTCAGGTAATTTTTGGAAAAACCTAAAGGGACCTAAAATCAAGACAGATTTGTTTCCTAAAAATGATACAATCATTCAAGCAGATTCCGAAAATTTACCCTTCGAGGATGGTTCAATGACAAGTATTATGTACGACCCACCATTCGTAATTGCAGGTAAATCATATAGAGATAATAAAGAGGGTAGTTCCATCATTGCTAAAAGATATGAAGGTTATGAAAGTTATAGTCATTTAACTAAAAATTACTATAACACATTAAAAGAATTATATAGAATTACTGAAAAGGGTGGTATTGTGGTTTTCAAATGTCAGGACACTGTGTCGGGAGGAAAGAATCACTTCACACATTGTTTAATTATGAATATGGCTATCAATATTGGATTTTATCCAAGAGATATGTTTGTTCTCCATAACAACGTGAGAATCAATAGTTTCGGTACTAAATGGACAAAACAGGAACACGCAAGAAAATACCATTCATACTTTTGGGTATTTGAGAAAGTGAAACCAAGGGTGAAATATGATTTTACAATTCCGGTGGAGGTAACTATCTCACAGGATTCTGAGGAGTTCCAAGATACATTTTAACCTTGTCACCTATTTTCCATCCATTAGACATACCTGATTGAAATTCAATTACGTGGTCGCCAATACCTGAATATCTTTGGTTACAATCCATATCACAAGGTTGACAATCTCTATGGATATTACTGATACGTCCCTTATTGACAAATACAATATCCAAGGGTATTAAACACTTTTTCATCCAAAATGAATGAGTGCCCATACCCATTTTGAAGACCATACAACCCTCTAAACTATCTCTACCCATCATACCTTTCTGAAGGTCATCTGGTTTTTCGAGATACTCGGCGGGAAATGATTTGTCATTGATTATAACCATACTACCTATAATTATTTGGAATTTACAAAATAATTTACTATTATTGTAAAATGGAAAGTATATTTGGAGGAATCGTAGAATTCCACTCAAAAGAACAATTGAGAGGACTCACAGAAGAGTTGACTAAAGGTTTGGCCATCAAAATGATTGAAGCCTCTTTAGAATATTGTAACAAAAATGGAATGTTCTCTTTAGATGAAGCACACATTGTATATAAATCATTAGTAAAAATCAAAGAAGATGATGGACTTAACAGCAGAGATGCAGAACTACAACAAGGTTAAAGAAATTGTTTTAAGTAAACTTGTTGATGAGGGGTTATTAGACAAATCTGATGCAGATGAATTCGGTGAAAGGTGTCAAGTACTCGCATACAAGGGTAAGTGGTTCAGTAAATGGTTTGACAAAAACGTTAAAGCAGAAGACCCTAACGCAAAAGAAGATGGATACTATATCCGTATGATTGAACTCAAAGACAGAGAAGATGATGTCGATAAACTTTTAAGAAGAACAACCGGTAATTATGACGACTAAGGAACCCAAATACCTAACTGATTGGTTTTTATATAAGAAGAAACACCATTGGTTTATTATACCAACCATCGTATTTTTTTATAGAGATGATGTTTTTTTCGAAACAGGAATTACGACTCCCGCAGTAGGTATTTCTTTTAGGTGGTTAATATTTTTTGCAGGAATACAAATCCAACGAAACGCATATTATGTCAAATAAACTTTGGTGTTTTGGAGATAGTTACACTCAAAGGTACGACCCAAATGTTGATTGGTGTAAAAGTTATATTGATTACAAAGGTTATTTACCAAAAGTTTATTGTGATTTTTTAGGTGAAAAATTAGGAATTGAAAGTGAAAACTTGGGGGTTGGTGGGTACGATAACTATTCTATTTTAGGAACCTTATGTAATAATGTACATAAGATTAAAGAAAATGATATCGTAATAATCGGTTGGTCGAGTGTGATTAGATTTAGACTTGCGGCTAAGGATGGTGATTGGGTGAAATTTGTACCTGGTACCGTTACTGATTATCATATCACTCATCACACTGATATGTCAAGAAACACGATTGAAGAGATTTTTGTTAATAGAGACAATCCAATCTATTATAGAGAAGTCAATAATTGGATTCGTTTTATTAATCACACAATGAAGAATAATAAAATAATTCATTGGACACCGTTTGATGATAATGTTGATTTAAATGTACACAAGTTGTTAAAACTTGAAACAATAAAAATGGAGAGTAATAATGTTCTTACGGACAATCACTATGGTGAGAATACACATAAAATTCTCAGCAATATATTTTTTGAATTACTAAAAGATAAATTATTATAATGGAAAATAAAAACGACCAAATCATCAGAGTGGTAATTGGTGTGATTATCATTATTATTTTAACCATCATTGCTGTTAGGAAACCGCACGACCTCACACCACCAATCTATAATAGTTGTAATGAAGATTCTTTACGTAATGTGATAACTCAATTACGAATAGAGAATGAAAATGAAGAAGATGGTTGGGACAAAAAAGAGCATAGATATGAAGATGTTTTATTTGAATATGAATTAGGTATATCATATCTTAAAGATTATCATCCAAAAGCATATCAAGATTTTCATAGAATAATCGGTATGAAAGAAAGATATTCAAATGAACTTGAGAGAGAAAATAAGAAAAGATTACAATTAGAAAAGTTTGACTATGAATAATTTAGATGCAAGATATCAAGCACTACTTGAAGATATTCTTCATTGGGGTGTTGAAAAAAAAGATAGGACGGGGACTGGTACCATATCAGTGTTCGGTAGACAAATCCGTCACAAGATGAGTGAAGGGTTTCCATTACTAACAACAAAGAAAATGCATTGGAACTCTATCGTAACCGAACTCCTATGGTTTCTACGAGGAGAAACTAATATCAAATTTCTATTGGATTATGATTGTCACATTTGGGATGGAGACGCATATAAAAGATATATGAATGTCTACGACATAGAAAGTAGAGAAAGCACATACGCTTTAGAAGAACTTCATATGTTATCTAATTTAACAAAGGAACAATTCACCAACAGAATTAAATCAGATGACCAATTTGCAAAGAAATGGGGTGAGTTAGGTCCAATCTATGGTAATCAATGGAGAAAGTGGGGCGAAAGAAAACACGATTCTATAACCAATGAATACTTTATAGGAATAGACCAAATCCAAAATCTAATCAACGACCTTAAAACAAACCCAGACTCAAGACGATTAATGGTTAATGCTTGGAATGTGGGTGAATTAGACCAAATGGTGTTACCACCTTGTCATTACGGATTTCAAGTATACACAAGAGAGTTGAGTATAGCGGAACGATTAGATTTAGGATATAAAACATACAAAGAACTATTTGAACCTTTTGATTTTTATAAAGTTGACCACGAAGAAATAGATGAGTTATATCCTGTACCTAGACGAGCAATATCATTAATGTGGAATCAAAGAAGTGTGGACACATTCTTAGGTTTACCATTTAACATTGCTTCTTATGGATTACTATTGGAAGTCATTGCTAGGGAAGTGAATATGGTACCAGATGAATTGATTGGTAATTTGGGAGATGTACATTTGTACTCCAATCATATTGAACAAGCAAAGGAACAAATCGAAAGAACACCTTATGAGTTACCATCAGTTAAAATAACTGAACGTAATTGGTATATGCACGAAAAGGTAAAAGAACATTTGGGCGAGAAAACATTAAATGAAAAAATATTATCTTATAGACCCGATTGTTTCGAATTAATAAACTATCAATCACATCCTAAAATAAAAGCGCCGCTTTCTAATTAATATGTTAATCCACATAACACCTGATGAATTAGAACCAGAATTTAGAAATAATTGGAGAATGGGATTCATATCCCAACCATCAATCGACTATGCCGATAATGCAGTCTATGCAGTATTTGAGGGGAAACAAGTGATAATATTCTATTTCAAAAAATATGGTTTCATTATGGATAATCGATATAACACATATGACATATCTGCCGGTTCTGCGGGAATAACAATAAACATAAAAATACCACTATAAACATAAATGAAAAAACAAAAAGCACAAATACAAAAAATTGTAAAGGAATGGAAAGACGCATCACCTAAAGAAATTTGGGAGGGGATTAGGGATAATTTTACATTCGGTTTTATTGGTGCAACCTTAGTTGTGTTTATAGCTACAAGAACAGATATTGCGGTATTGGTTGGATATATTGCATATTACTTCTTTATGGGTAGAATCGTTAATAGACCAAAATATGTTACTGATTTGGGTAAGATGATTGTATTTCCAATACCATCGGCACTCGGAGCTTTTACGGGATATAAACTATCCTATGTTTTAATTGAACTAATAAACAATTTTAGATGAAAAAACTATTAATTATATTTTTTACACTGACCACATTTCAGTCACTATCCCAAACCTCAGTTGAGCAATTCGATGATGGGATATTTGTTGGGGATACTTCCTTAAATAAATTTATAGTACATTGGCTCGGTAAACCATATAAATTGGGAGGAAGGACGGAGAAGGGTATTGATTGTTCCCAATTCAATAAGCGTCTATACTTGGATGTGTATAAAAAAGAGTTAAAAGATGTGTGTTGGAGACAGTGGGAACAAACCCAAAGAGTAAAGAAAGACAGTTTAGAAGTTGGGGATTTAGTTTTTTTTAGAAGTAAACAATCCCCATCTGGCTGGCACTGTGGGTGTTATATAGGAAATTCATACTTTGTTCACGCTGCGAATAGATTCGAGGGGGTCAAAGTAAGTAGTCTTAAAGAACCGAGATATTTTAGTAGTTATAGGGGGAGTGGTCGTTTATATTAACGACCCTGTCCCCTGTAATTTCTTTCTTTTCTATCGTTTTTGTTGTAAGTCTTTTTAGCCTTACCTTTTCTTCTTTTACCGAAAGAAACTTTTCTTGATTCACCTTTTGATGCTTTAGTCTTAGCCATAATTTTTTTCTAGATAAATACACAATTATTTGAAATTTTTTTTATATTTGGGTTACTAACTAAATCATTCACAATGGAAAAGGAATTACTAAAACAGAGGTATAATTTCGCGGAAATCGACGCGTATAGAGATTATAATCAGTTACAGGATAAACCCAAAAATATGGCGGGTTCAACGTTTGATTTTGATGAATATGATGTTAATAACATCTCTGACATCGATTTAATTAGAAGAGCTTTAGACGTTGGTCCACCAAAATTTAAAATTGGTCGAGGCGGAATGGCGTATTCACTTCCGTCAAGAAACGACGAAAGAAGGAAAAATACCAAATTTTTCTACACGGGAGGGGAAACTGGTGAAAATATTAAGCTCTGTAACTACTTTAGAATCCCACAAACATTCATTACCAATAAACAACGACATATCGTTAATCACTTTGGTAGGCCTCTTTCTAATATCACATTAACTACATATGAAAGGTCAATCTTTTTAAAGGGAGATAAGTTAACGTTGAAGTTTAGTACTTTCCGTAAGTCGAGATTTTTGAATTGTAGATACTTTAAAAAATCATCTTCAAATTGTGGGATTACATTTAATTTAAAGACCGGTGATTTTATCACATACGAAGGAAGCAAAAAATCAAGCAGGGTTAGGAAGAACTTTTTTACCCATCTGTATCATATATTGGATTCATCTTTATTGTCTAAAGCAACAAATAGTATGTCTCATAATATGAAGGATGCAAAATTTAAAGAGTCAATTAGAGTTAGGGAAAACTTAATTAAAGAATTTGATGATATCACATTTTATGAAACACTATATCATTTCTTTAACACCATAGATGGGTATTCAACTACAGTACCCTTCTACAGTTCACCTAAAGACTGTTCAGTATGGTTAATGGAAAATTTGGTTGAATTATTTGTTAAAATAAAAGAAATAAAAGTCCCTAACGACTATCATAAATTACTTACCACTTGTTATCCGACCAAGAAATTCTTACAAAAGAATGATAACAAACTTGTCGCCGCGGTATTGGATAGGGTTGGTGTTAAGTCCAAACAAACGATTAAATTATTACACGAAAATCCTAATTTAGATTTAGAAGTTCTATACGTGTTAAGAAAGTATTTTGGTGACGAGACATCAAAAATACTACCTAACATCGATACACGTATTTTTAATACCGATTCACAAATAAAAGCACCTAATCTATATCAATCAGTTTTCTCTTTTTTGAATCATCAAAAAAATATCAAAAATTATAATTTAAGTAAAAGTGAAAAGTATTGTTTGATAAAACTTTTAAACGAATTTGCAGAACAGAACAGTGGTGTAAATCCAAGTAGTTCGTTTTTTAAACGAGATGTTTTAAACCAACAACTCAATCAAATCAGTGACCATTTTAATATGATTTCACAAGTGTCCGAATATTATCCCGATACTATGATGAAAGCTAAAACTTGGTCGGAGTTTCATAGTGAACACCTTGAATTATCTAAACTCCAAAGAACAATAAAACGCGGTTATATCATTGAATATATTTTTGATAAGAGACTGGTGGATACTATCAAAGAACCAATCAAAACAAATGATGAAACATTCTATCCAGTGTTATTAAAACAGGATATAGAATATTCTGAAGAGGGTTCACATATGCACCATTGTGTTGCAAGTTATTCAAATAAAGAAATATCGATTATCATTTCTTTAAGAAAGGATGACCCATTCGGTACTGAAAGAGTAACGAATGAATTCGATGTAAGAGATAAGTCTTGTCTCCAATCAAGATATTTCTGTAACGCAGCACCACCAGAAAATTTTGTCGAGGCTTTGGATATTCTTAAAACGAAAATACTTGAATATAAGGGCTCGATAAAATCATTAGAAAAGAGGGAAATACCATTGGTTATTAATGGTAAACAGGTCCAACCTAAAGTAGAATCTTTAGATATTTTCGGATTCTAAGACTACACTATTTGTAAGTTATTGTCTACATTTTATGTAGATGATAACTCATATACATCATTTTCAAGAGAAGGTTGAGAGGAATAAAAAATCAAGCTCAACCTGTGAAGTAAGATTAGGGTCCGATGAAAGGTACATTAATTTCTTCGCGGACTACTTTACTCAATATACCAGAGGAGGGTCAGATGAAAACACAGTTAGATTTACCCATCAATTAATGATTGATAAATCCAACGGTGACATCTTTGTACAATACACAATTAAAAATCATAGGTTATTATCCAATACACTTAAATCAGGTAATTGGGATAAGAAGAATGATTTTAATATGCTTTGTGATTTTACTGAAAGAGCTTTTTATTTAGGTGAAAAAAGAAAAAATTATTGGGGTATAAAATTTGAAAGGGTTAAAATAAGTGTGTTTAACATAATCAAACAAGAGTTGTTTGATAGTATTGAAGACTCGTTTATAAAAAACAAAGACTACGAAACAAGTGTGAATAGTGTTATGTCATTTTCGCTATTCGATTTGATTGTAGATTTTCATCTAATAAAAAAGAATATCAAGTTTCACGATGGTGTATATTATCACATACTTGAAGATTACCCTAAGAAAAAATATCTTAAACTCAATGATAACAAATTTCTATCAGCCGTTTTAGACCAATATAAAATAAAATCAAAGTATCTTATTGGTGAATTGTCAGATAGAAAAAATAGTAGAGTTAATATTAAATGTCTGTCTTGGTTGTGTGGTTTGTTCGGTGAAAATTATATAGAGTATATTAAGAGATTTGATTGGAGACATATGTGCTCTGTTATCTTCAACCCAAGGAAATCGTTTGTTTGTAAAAACGATAAAGAAAAAGATACAATATCCAAAGTACTATGTAAGTGGTTAGAAGATAACGAACGTTTAGATAGTCCTTTCGAATCCCTATATAATTTATTTTCTTTAAGACATTACTTAAGTGAAAGAGGATATGATTTGAAATTAAAAATCAGAACACCAGACGACATTGATTATTTAATTAGTGAGTGGGAGTTAATTAAAAAATATTTATCAGTTGGGTATAAACTCAGATATGATATTCCCGAACAAATCATTTCATCAATTGAAGAACCAATAACAATTGATGATAAAACATTCGAAGCAAAAGTTCTTTTATCGGAAGATGATTTTATTTTAGAGGGAGCTAAAATGAAAAATTGTATGTCCAAACAATTTTTAAACGGAGCACTCTACATATATGTTGCGTTGACATATAAGAACAGAAGAATTAATATGCAGTTTCGAAAAGGTAACTTGGTACAGGCGTACGGCAGAGCAAATTCACCCGTTAAGAAAGAAATATTCTCCGAAGCTATGGATATTCTCTCATTAAGAATATCAAAATTTCCATTTTTAGTGTGGAAAAAAGAAAAATACGAAATCATAGGTAATTGATTACCAACGTTTTAGAGGGTGTTTGTATTTTTTTTTGTAAATTTTTTTGAAAATATAGATTTTATTTTTAGATTTGACTACTAAACACAAACACAATGAAATATCTATCAGTATGTAGCGGTATAGAAGCCGCATCCGTTGCTTGGCAACCTTTGGATTGGAAATGTGTGGGACTATGTGATTTCGCAACATTCCCACAACAAGTGTTATCACACCACTATCCCGACACTCCCTTATTTTCTGACATTACTAAACTACAATACAATGAAACGTACAAAAAAGCAAAATTCGACCTCTTGGTCGGCGGAACACCTTGTCAATCTTTTTCCGATGCAGGACTCAACAAAGGAATGGATGATATCCGTGGTAGAATCGCCCTTAGCTATGGACAAATTCTTAAAGAAAAACGACCTAAGTGGTTCATTTGGGAAAATGTCGAAGGCGTTTTTAAAAACCAACACAAAGAAGCCTTATGTGAAATCATCTCCTCTTTTACAGGCGTTGACTTCAGACCAGAAGAAATCCACAAGCAAGGGGTCGTCCAAGGTGAAACCTACTCCATCGCTTATCGGGTTTTCGACAGCCAATACTTCGGAGTTCCCCAACGACGCAAAAGAATCTACATTGTCGGATATCGTGGAAAAGACTGGAGACCACCTTTCTCAGTACTATTTGAACAAGGATGTTTTGAAAGCGTTGAAGAAAAGAATAGAGTCAAGAGGGATGAGTACACCAAAAATATTCTCGGACAAATTAAACTCGCTGGTACGGTAACTAAATCATATGCTCAAACATTAGTTGATGGATTTGGTAAAGTATCAACATCAAACTATTGGGCGGATAAAAAAGGAATAAGAATATTCACTGAACGTGAATTAGAAAGATTACAAGGATTTCCCGATGGATATTTAGATTTCGAAGTGAAGGGAAAGAAACCAAGTTATAGTAGTGTAAAAGGAGCTATAGGTAATTCAATGACCGTGAATGTTATGTATTGGATTGGACAAAGAATTAATTTTATCAATCAGTATTTGGAATCCAAAAAATAATTTTATATATTTTAAATAAAAACGGTTATGAAAAATTTATACGACCAGAAGACACTTAATAAGGTTTATTCTGAATTAAAAGAAAGAAGATTGGGACTTATGCAACAATCTAAAGGATTTAGAAAAGAATCCATTAGGTACAATAAATTAGGAGACAATGATAATTGTCAACTATCAGGTGAAGTTTCATTAGGACTAGCAATGGCGGCAAATGAAATTGATGACTTGATAGATAGATTAAAGAAAACATTTAAGAAAAAAACAAATGCAACCAAAAGAATCAAAAAGTAATTCACATTTTTGGATTAGTTTAATCAAGAGTGCGTTAAGACTGACAGCTTGTTGGTTTTTATTTAACGAACAATTTGGTAACACTGCAATACTATTAGGGTTAGCAGAGATATTAGGAATTGTTGAAGAATTGTAAAAACAAATACTATGATAGAATTTATTAAAAATAATCAAAAGAACATAACAATTGGAGCCGCCGCGGTTTTATTGCTGATTTGTTATTTCCAACAAAAAGAATTGGCCAAACTTAGAAAAGAAGTAAACTCTTCTAAAGAAATTAAGACGGACAATAAGAGCTTAGACTCATTACTGAACAAAACAAAATTAAAGTAAGATGCCTGATTTCACACCCGATGACATTGATATCACTCCTAGTGAATTTGTCGATGCTTGTAGACCAAGAGACATTGAAGAACTTCTCGACGTGTTAGTTGAGGATGGTTACATTAACACCGACCGATTAAGTAAAAACGGAGGTAATAATGGTGTACGTAGACCAAACATCAATGATGATAAGTATTGGGAGAGTCTACAACATTTAGCAAAATGTAGAGACCTTCTTTCTGTAACAGAAGAAGAATTTATTAATAACTTGGCAGATAGATTCAAATATCTGCGTTAAATTTTTATATATGGGAGCATTTATACTTGTAATGGTTGGTATAGTTTCCTTATTAGCGGTTATTGGGAGTTATGATATGTTAAAACAAATAAATAACTTACCCGATGATGAAGATAAAAAGTGACTACGTAAATGGTGTGGTAAAAGAAATCAGACCACAAATTTTTGCGGTAGTAATTAAAGATTCCTACCAACGAACTATGCTGTTTTGTAGATACCAAGAGTTCTACGAATCACCATATAAAGAAATAAGAAATAAATTTTTTAGTTGGGAAAAGTTTATGTTGGTTTATCGGGGTAAATGGAAAAAGAATCTGTTTACTTATCCTGAAGATTGGAGTGGGTTTAATATACCATCAAACATTATCTACAAAGGTTTAACTGTCTTTGATAAAGATAAAGGACCTTATGATGAGATTATGAGTGACATTTGGTTTGCTTGTGAGAATTATCCTTTACGATTTAACAAACCAAGAACTAAATGGTATCTGATTGGCGCGGACACTTTGAAATCAAAGACAATGGACCACGAGATTGCTCACGGGTTATACTATACCAACAAACAATACAAAAAGAATTGTAATGAACTAATCTCAAAGATTAAACCAACACATTACAATAAATTGAAAAAGACATTAATGACGATGGGTTATGTTGGTGAGAAGAAAATCATTGATGACGAGATTCAAGCCTTTATGTCAACCGGTCTTTATAATGGATTAGAAAAAAAAGAACTTAAAAAATACGAAAAGGATTTCATTGAAAATTTTAAGAGCTTTAATAAATGAAAGTAATTTTTTTAGACCACGATGGTGTTATATGTTTATCGACGGAATGGGGTAGTAGACATAAAAAACAAAAAAAATTCGGTCGTAAGATGAGTCAAGGTATGTTAGAGATACCTGTTGAGGTTAGATTTGATAATTTTAATAAGAAAGCAGTTAATATTTTAAATGAAATATTAGAAGAAACTGGTGCTGAAATTGTTGTCTCATCCGATTGGAAGAGGTGGGCGAATGTTGAGGAGATGGGTGAGTATTATGAGTCAAAGGGAATCAAAAAGAAACCAATAGATTTTACACCGAACTTAGGTCAATGTACTTGGTACATCGATGCTTATCCTGCTGGTTTTGTTTGGTCCCGTGCTTGGGAATTAGAACAAACCAGAACCATTGAAATTAAACAATATTTGGTTGACCATCCTGAAATTACTCATTGGGTTTCAATTGATGATTTGAGAATGGGAAAATCTGGTTTGGATTATAGTATACCTTTTGAACACGAGTGGGGATTAGACAACTTTGTTGAAACTCCGAAAAGTACCGAGGGTATCAAACAAAGTGGAATTAAAGAAAAGATTTTAAAATATTTATTATAAACATATGAGTTACTTAATTGCAATTTTAATCACAATCATAATAGTTGCACCTATATCTTACTTTTGGGTAAAAGGAATCGATTATATGCAAAAAAATCACCCAGATTATAAGGGAGAAGACTTCCTTAATTGGGGAGATGAAGAAGATAATAAAAAGTAATAGTTTCTCGTATATTTATACTATTATGAGGAGGAATTTAACTGAACAACTAAGTCGAATGTCCAAGTTGATGGGGTTACACGAACAATCAATACCAGGACTTAACACAACATCACAAGGCTCTGACCCAAAAAAGGCAGACGCCGTAAAGGGTGATGACCCAAAAAAGGCGGACACCGTAAAGGATGATTTAATTACTTTCTACGAAACATTAGAAAAGGCTGCGGCTGACGGTGGAATTTCTCAACAAGAAAGAGGTACGGTTACATTTAAAAATGAGGTAGAATCGATGCAAGTTGGTTTAATCCTATTAGGATATCAATTACCAAATTATGGTATTGATGGTCTTTTTGGGAGTGAAACAGCATCGGCAGTCCAAAAATTCATCAGTGACAATTTAAAATCAGGAACCACAGTAAACGAAGCAGTAAACTTAGTGGGTTCAAGTTCAGGTATTATAGGTAGACCTCGTCAAGGTACACATAGTGCATCTGGTTGGGCGAATAATAATGCTTGGGATGTCGCAGCACCTGTTGGTACTGACGTTCGTTCTTTAACTAATGGTACCGTTGTTGGATTCGTTAAGGGTGACGGTACGATGAAGAAAGATGGGGTTAAGAAAATCTATGGAGACCAAATAAAAGTTCAAAGTACTGACGGTAAACCCGATGTATTCTACACACATATTGAAGGTAGTGTACAAAAAGGAGATAGTGTTAAAGAGGGTGATGTAATTGGTAAAATTATGACTCTACCGGGTATGCCATCTCACGTTCACGTCGCCCTTTCAAGTGGTAACCTAGCGGATTATGC